AAAACATAGACGCTTTGGACATGGTGCCTTTGCAGGCGTTTGAAGGTCAGGAGCATGAGGCGCATATCATGGCGCACATGGTGTTTGGGTCTACACCAATGGTTGGCGGAATGCCTGCCATTGCAATGTCCTTGCAGAAGCACATCATGGAACATGTTAAGATTGCAGCGCGAGAACGTGCGGCGGTGCAGTTTATACAGCAAAGACAAGCTACGGGCGGTGCGGCTGCCACTGAAGAAGAGATGTTGGCCATTGAGGGTCTGACGGCACAGTTTGTTGCCGAGGGTATGCAGATGGTCAAGCAGATGTCTCAACAAGTGTCTAATCAGGGACCAGATCCTCTGGTTAAGTTGAAGGAGCAGGAGCTACAGATTAGAGCGCAGTCAGAACAGTCTGATGCTCAGAACGAAGCCGCCAAGCTCAACCTTGACGCACAGAACCAGCAGATGCGGGCATCACAGTTCCAGCAGAAACTGGCCAGTCAGGAAAAACAGACCCAAGCACGTATTCAGTCTGCAATGGAGAGAGAACTACTTAAAAAACAATAGCTTGGGGGCTAAATGGAACCAATCAGTGCGGCGTTAGCAGGATTTGCATTATTTAAGAGTGCGGTCGATGGCATCAAGGGTGCTATCGGAACGGCTAATGACGTGTCTGAAATTGCTGGATTTATAGACAACCTGTTTGAGGGCGAAAAACAGGTACAACAGAAACGTAATAAAAAGTCTGGTGTAGGGGTAGGTGATCAGTTTGGTATAAAGTCAGTAGCGCAGGAAATTATAGACGCGAAGCTGGCAAAAGAACAAATGCAAGAAATTGCCAGTATGGTGGACCTTAGATTTGGACACGGCACTTGGGCTTCAATAGTTGCAGAAAGAGCAAAACGTATACAAGCGGCGAAAGAAGCGGAGGCAGAAGCTAGACGAAAGAAGTTGCAGGAGCAAAAGAAATTTGACGATACCATGAATCAGATTGTCATGGCGGGGGCAGTCATACTGATGACGTTGTTGTTTGTTGTTTTAATGTTTAAGGTGTTGTTATGAGTCAAAAAAAATTACAAGAAAAGTCTATATACGCTGAGTATGATGAAGACGGCGACGGCATCGTTAGTGACGAAGAGCTTAGTCACATCAAAGAGATAAAAAAGACGGAAACAGAGCTTCGTAAGAACGTGGCTCAGTTACGCATGGCCAGATATACCTTGATATTTATGGGATGTTATGCTGTGTTTCTAGCATCACCGTGGTGCTCTGCGGAAAAACTAGAAGGTCTAGGTGCAGTCACCGACCTTATATTTCTAAGTGGAGCGGGCATTGTCGGCGCATACATGGGCACGACGGCGTGGATGTCGAAGAAATAACAGAGTGAGATTATGGAAAACATTATAATAGCGGCCATGCTGGCAGCGATGATACACGGTCATGTTACAGGTGATGAAAAACAAGAGACTGTAAAAGATAATATAAACTGGGAGCTTGCCGGTAATTTTAGGACAGAAAGCACCCCTAACACTGTTCAATGGGTGATAATTACGGATGAATGAGGTTCACCACACGGTTGAAACTTTGTTCATCATGGTTATTAGCATGTGGGGTTTTGATGGTAACGAGTGGCAATATATAGGTAATCAGATAGCCCTACAGCAGCCAATGACAGAGTCCCAGTGTGAATATCTTATTAACGAAGACATGTGGCGGGCTACCTATGAAAATCATTATTACCGCATGATGGCGCATTGTTTTCCTACCGAATGTGCAGGAAAGGACAAGTGTGAGTAATGCCGAGGGTAAATGAAAACACTGAACTAAGCATGCCAATTCGTAATCTCATCGCTATGGTTGTGGGAGCGGCCATAGGAACGTGGGCGTATTTTGGTATTATTGAACGCTTAAATACTATAGAAAACAAAATAATACTTATGGAAACAGATCTGGGAATGAACACAGAGTTTCGCATCAAATGGCCGCGTGGCGAGATGGGCAGTTTGCCAGCAGACTCAGAACAGTTTATGATGATCGAACATTTGGCTAGTGAGTTAGAAAAACTGGCAGAAAATATTGAAAGCGGCAACGCCCCACATGACCAGCAACAGAAGCTGGTTTTGGAGTTTTACGACAGACGGCTGACAAAGATTGAGGACAACATAGAAAAGTTGACTAACAAATGATTGAGATGACGTTTGTTTTGTTATTGATGATAGGTGAGGAGCGAGTTGAATACACGCCTTACAAGAACCTATCTGAATGCTTAAATATACGTCGTAAGATAAAGCGTAATGTAGGACACACGGCTGACTTTGACAAAAAGTGGTCATGCAAGCAATTAAAGGTCAGGCTTGAAGCTGGCGAGATTTTAGAAATCTTGGAGGACGAATGATACAAGCACTTATAGGACCTATAGCTAATTTAGCCGGTTCCTTTATGGAGTCGAAGATAGAGCAAACAAAGGCCAAAGGCAGAGTTGCACAAGCAAAAGCCGAAGCCGAAGCCGAAGTTATGAAAGTCGCAGCCACTCACGAAGCTGGCTGGGAAAAGATAATGGCACAGTCCTCTGACAACAGTTGGAAGGACGAGGCGTGGACAATTTTGTTTATTGTCATAATTGCCATGTGCTTCATTCCGTTTACACAACCGTATGTCGAGGAAGGGTTTGCGGCTCTATCTCGTACACCAGAGTGGTTCCAGTGGGCGATGTACGCCTCAATCGGCGCAAGCTTCGGAATACGCGGGATAAAAGGATTTAAGAAATGAATAAAGACAAACTACGCGAAGAAATCGCTGAAGATGAGGGGTGCAAATACGAGATCTATTTGGACCATCTTGGTTTGCCAACGACGGGAATTGGTCATTTAATTACAGAGTCCGATGAAGAACACGGCAAACCTGTCGGCACTGTCGTTGAGCAGGAACGTGTTAAACAGTTATTTGCGCTTGATATGATTGTAACTCTTGATGAGTGCAAAGTTTTGTACTCAGACTTTGATGACCTGCCCGAAGAGTGTCAGCACATCATTGCAAACATGATGTTTAACATGGGTAGACCTAGACTCAGCAAGTTTAAAGGTATGAAAGCCGGTGTGGACGCTAGAGATTGGAGTGCCGCAGCAGATGAGATGGTTGACTCCAAGTGGTATACTCAGGTGCCAAACCGTGCACGGCGTTTAGTTGACAGGATGAGAGCTCTTGCAGAAACAGACTGATGTGTTATAAGAACACATAAGACTTAATGCGGAGTTATCAGAGTGGATGAGGTTTACTTTGCGGAAGCCGTTTTTCGCATAATAAAAGAGCGGCGGCAGGCTGTTTACGATTTGTTAATTTATGACAATGTAAGCAGTATAGAGCAATATCGTGAGCTCATGGGAAATTTAAAATCCCTAGATCACGTGGAACAGGAACTCAAGAGCCTGCTAGATAAACAGGAGCGAAGCAATGATTGACTTAGAAGCTGCATCTGAAGGTGTGGCAAATCTATCAGAGGCTTACAAAGAGCCAAGCGATAGAGTATTAGACCCCGAAGCTATTGGGGGTTCTCTCCTAGAAAGAATGCCAGATCCAACAGGATGGCGTATTTTGGTTTTACCTTACAGGGGTAAAGGCAAAACAGATGGTGGCATTTATCTTCCTGACACGGTTGTTCAAGAACAAACCGTATCTACACAGGTAGGTTACGTCCTAAAGGTAGGATCTTTGGCCTATAAGGACGCAGAAAAGTTTCCCACAGGATCTTGGTGTGAACAGGGTGATTGGGTGATGTTCGCTCGTTATTCAGGCTCACGGTTCAAGATAGACGGTGGGGAGGTTCGTATTCTCAATGATGATGAGATACTGGCAAAAATAAAAGAACCCGAAGATATTCTTCATTTCTAGGAGAGATAAATGGCAGAAGAAAAACAACAGATTGAGTTAGATCTGGAAGATGAGCAAGATACGGAAGTTGAAGTTGAGGCAGCTAAAGAAGAGCCGCAAGTAGAGGCTGCAACAGAGGACCAGTTTGAAAAAGCTGAGACAAACACTCAAAAACGTATTGATCGTCTAACCAAAAAAATGCGTGAAGCAGAGCGCCAGAAAGACGAGGCGCTTCGGTATGCACAAGGTGTTCAGGAGGAGGCCGCGCAGCTTAAAAATCGCATGAACGCGATGGACACGAATTATGTTAACGAATACAGCAATCGTGTTACTAGCGAGATGGGCACTGCCGAAGGTGAACTGGCTCGTGCTATTGAAATAGGTGATACAAACGGTGTTGTGGAAGCGCAGCGTAAGATTACTAGACTTGCAATAGAAAATGACCGAGCCGAGCAGGCAAAAGCGCAACAGCAGCGCTACGCACAGCAGGCACAGGCACAAGTTCAGGCACAAGTTCAACAGCCCATGCCGCAGCAACAGCCACGCCGCCCTGACCCAAAAGCAGAAAGTTGGGCACAACGGAATGAGTGGTTTGGCACGGATGAGGCCATGACATATGCCGCTTTTGGAGTTCATAAAAAACTTGTCGAAAATGAAGGGTTTGACCCGCAGAGCGATGAGTACTATAGTGAGTTAGACAAGCGTATGCAGAGCGAGTTTCCGCATAAGCTTAAAAACGGGGAAAGCAGACGGCCCGCTCAGACGGTTGCTTCCGTATCCCGGTCATCTTCTGGGCGCAGTAGTGGGAAAAAGGTTAGACTCACCCCTAGCCAAGTCGCGATAGCGAAGAAATTGGGTGTGCCGCTTGAAGAATACGCGAAATACGTGAAGGAGTAAGTTAATGTCAGAAGAACAAAAAGAAATGTTTGAAGGCGGAATTAAACGTACTTCTCGCGCAAACCAAACTAGGGAGAAGACGGCGCAGCGTAAGCCGTGGTCCCCTCCGTCTATGTTGGACGCACCGCCTGCACCGGATGGTTATAAGCATCGTTGGATCAGGGCTGAAACCCGTGGTTTTGACGATACTAAAAACATCAGCGCAAAAATGCGCGAAGGTTATGAGCTTGTTCGTAGGGACGAGTACCCAGACTTTGAGGCCCCGGTAATTGACTCAGGTAAATATGAAGGTGTGTTTGGAGTAGGTGGTTTGATTCTCGCTCGTATCCCAGATGAAACTGTGGCGGAAAGGACAGCATATTTTAATTCAAGAAGTGCTGACCAGATGCAGGCGGTGGACTCTGATATGATGAGAGAGAATGCACATTCGACCATGACGATCAATAAACCAGATCGTCAATCTCGTGTAACTTTTGGTGGTCCTCAGAAATGATGGCTACCTCTTTGTCAAATAGGAGTCTCTAATGGCAAATACCCTAACAGGTGGTTTTGGCCTTCGTCCTATTGGTAAAACGGGCGGTAATCCTAATAACAACGCTACGACGATGTATGAGATTGCCAGCAACTACACTACTGCTATCTATAACGGTGGGATTGTTATTCCACTCGCAGGGGGCACAATCGCTATTTCCGATCAGGCGGTAGCACCTCTTGGTGTTTTAGGTGGTGTTGAGTATGTTGACTCCGTAACCGGTAAGAACACCCACCTTAATTATTGGCCGGGTTCAAATGCTGTAAGCGTTGACACGAACCATCCTGTCAAAGCTTACGTGTATGATGATCCAATGCAGCTATATGTTGTAGTGGCAGATGGCACTAACACCGACCGGGCGACCGCGTTGGCAGATACCTTTGCTAACTGTGACATGGCGAGTGTTAACAACGGTAGCACAAATACAGGTAAGTCTTCTGACATGCTTGATATTAGCACCGCTGCGACAACCGCAGGCTTAGATGTTCGTATTGTCGGCCTCTACGAAGAGGAAGGTAACACAGACTACTCAGCCGTTGGTCATCAGTACATCGTTCGTTTGAACGCACCTTTCAACTCAGGCTTTGCTGCTGCCGTAGGCACCGCAGCGAACACCGGCATATAGGAGGCTAGGAAATGGCTATTTCAAGAGCACAACTAGCTAAAGAGCTAGAACCCGGTCTAAATGCACTTTTTGGGCTTGAGTATGATCGTTATGAAAACGAACATGCTGAGATCTTTGCAGAAGAAGCATCTGATCGTTCATTTGAAGAAGAAGTGATGCTTGGGGGTTTCTCAACAGCACCAACTAAAGAGGAAGGCGCAGCCATCTCTTTTGACGATGCTCAAGAGACATTCACAGCACGGTACACACACGAGACAATCGCTTTGGCGTTCTCAATTACTGAGGAAGCCATTGAGGATAATCTGTATGACCGTTTGGCGTCTCGCTACACCAAGGCTCTGGCCCGCTCTATGGCTCAGACCAAGCAGATTAAAGCTGCGGCTATCCTGAACAATGCGTTCAGCACAGGCGCTTCTGCAATCGGCGACGGTGCAGCACTTTGCTCATCTTCACACCCGTCACTCTCAGGCAACCAGCGTAACCTGCTGTCAACTGCTGCTGATTTGAATGAAACTTCACTTGAGCAGATGTTGATTGATATCGCCGGTTTGACTGATGAGCGTGGTCTCAAGATTGCAGTTCGTGGAATGAAGCTTATCATTCCAAAAGAGTTGCAGTTTATTGCAGAGCGTGTGATTAATTCAAACTTGCGTTCAGCAACGGCTGATAACGACGCAAACGCTATCAAGAACATGGGTATGCTGCCTGAAGGTGCAGTCGTAAACCACTTCTTGACAGACACAGATGCGTTCTTCATCAAGACCGATGCACCAAACGGTTTCAAATACTTCAACCGTTCTCCAATCAAGACTGCAATGGAAGGTGACTTTGACACCGGCAACATGCGGTTTAAGGCCCGTGAGCGTTACAGCTTCGGCGTTTCTGATTGGCGTTGTGTGTTTGGTACACCGGGCGCAGCATAATAATCTCTTTCCCGTAGAGGTTAGAAAGAGCGGCTTCACAGTCGCTCTTTTTTATTGTATAGTTTTTTAAACCCTGACAGCCGTATCCTACGGCTGACATTAGCCAAGACAGGAGTATTGACATGGCTACTACAACTTTTACCGGTGCAGTTCGCTCACAAGGTGGTTTTACCTCTGTTAGCAAAAACTCCTCTACCGGTGCGTTTACAACTCTTTCAAGCATCAGTTCAACTGGTGTGTCATCGTTTGATGCAAACACAATGGCTGTAGAGGCTGGTACTGGTATTACAGGCGGTACAGGCACTATTTATCGTAGTTCTGTGCAGCGTGTAGGCGGCATCATTACAACCCGTATTCTTATTGACCTGACTGGACTGCGTTCTACCGCGAGCGGGGACATCATTGGAGTAAATGGTACTTCAAATGTATGTCACATTGGTCAGATTACCGCTGCAAAAAACGGCACAATCTTAACAGGTAGCATGGAGTGTTTTGAGGCACCTGCTGGCGGTGATCCAGATATTAACGTGCACTCTGCCACAGAAGGTACAGGTGTTGAGGATGGAGCTATTTCTAGTTTGACAGAGACCTTGTTAGTTAACGCTGGAGACGCCACATTAGGCAGCAAAGTCTACTTCACTGCTGTTCCGGCGGCTGATGAGTTCTTGTATCTAACACTGGGTGATACAACAGATGCTGATTATACTGCGGGTAAACTCTTTATTGAATTAATGGGCTACGAAGCCTAATGACGAGAGGGGTAACACCCCTCTCCTTTTATAAGGAGGTTTAAATGGCAGGATCAGACGTAAAAGCCGTGACCATCACAGCGGATACTGTTGCAGCAGATGATGACGGTATTTCGGCTAACGCCTCTGTGGGAAATAACGCGGCCCTAACTATAGGTGGGGCTCTCGCAGATAGTGGCTCTGTAACTCTTTCTCATGCCAGAAAGGTTACCGTTACCTCTGCCGGTGATGATAGTAGTAAGGCATTCACTATTGTTGGCACAGATGTAAACGGAGACTCTCAAACGGAGACTCTTACGGGTGCAAATGCAGGGGCTGCTACTAGTTCAAATTTCTTTCTCACAATAGCGTCCATAACTGCGGTGGGTAACCCTGCGGGTAACGTGAAAGCCGGTATTAGCGCGGATGCTGCGGATGTGATATTTGCGGGTAGAACACGGTTGAAAGGATCTTTTCTTTCAAGCACGGCTACCGCAGGCACCATTGATTTTTTAACAAGTTCTCCTAGTGGGACAAGCCAGTTTAAACTGAGGTCGATTGCATCTGCAACAGCTACACGAGATGTAACAATCCCGGAAGATGGCGTTTTGTTTGAAAGTGGTTTGTTTATTCAGTACACCGTTTCGACCTTTTTGCTGATTACAGTGTTTCACGCATAGGTAAAACATGGCTCCGCGTAAAGCTACTATGCCAAAGCGCAATAAAAAGAATTTTCGTCCTACTGAAAAAGGGGCGGGAATGACTAAAGCTGGGGTGGCAGCATATAGACGTGCAAATCCCGGTTCAAAGTTAAAAACGGCTGTTACAGGAAAAGTTAAAAAGGGGTCTAAAGACGCAAAACGTCGTGCATCTTATTGTAGCCGATCAAAAGGTCAGATGAAGATGCACAACATAAATTGTAAGAAGACTCCTAAAAAACGTATTTGTGCAGCACGTAGAAGGTGGAAGTGTTAAATGAAAGCCGACGATGTTTTAAAACTTCTGGAAAAGCACGAAGAGGAGTGCAATGGCCGGTATGCTCAGATACAGAAACAGTTGGATAAACTGGATCAAAGACTTTGGGGCATAGCCGGACTAATTGTTGCAGCCGCAGTCGTGCAGAAAGTGTTTTAGATGACCAGTGCAGTAAGAATAGGGGCCGCGGCCTGTCCTGTGCCAAAACGTGCTACAAATAGCGCTGTTCGCATGAAAAAAGGGGGGAAGGTAAAAAGTGGTGGTAAGATCTGTCCCGAAGGCAAGGCTTGGGCTAAACGCACATTTGACACATACCCGTCAGCGTATGCAAACTTGGCCGCATCAAAATATTGCAAAGACCCTAACTACGCCAAAAAGTCAAAAGGTGGTAAAAGGAAAGGCCGATAAATGTTAACAGGAAGGGCTAAGACCCAAGTTAAAAAGGTGGCTAAGAAGCTACGCAAAGCGTCTAAAGCTCACGCGGGTCAGGCACGAACATTATCTAAGTTGGTAAAAAACGGTAAACGGAAGTCGTAATGGGTCAGCTAAAACAGTGGCTTAAACAGGACTGGGTAAGGATTGGATCAGATGGCTCTATCAAAGGCCCATGTGGCACTTCAAAAGATAAGAAAAACCCTGATCGTTGCTTGCCTAGATCTAAAGCTAATAGTTTATCCAAAAGTGAACGCGCTACGACAGCACGTAAAAAGAAAAAAGCAGGCGCTAAAGGAAAGACTACGGTCGCTAATACAAAAGCTGCAAAGGTAACAGGTTTAAAAAACGGTGGGGCCGTGACAACACCCAAAAGACCGTTTAAAGGTAAAAGAATTGCGGGAACCGCAGTAGCACGAGGTTGTGGTGCTGTCATGGCTAACCGTAGGAAGAGAACCAAGGGTTCTGTAAGCCAAGCATAGGAGCGGAAAATGGCAAAAGAATTTATGACAATGGATGAATATTCATCTAGCCTTGTAGGTAACGTAGCACCTACCATGAAGAAAAAAGGCATGGCTAAAGGCGGTAAAGTCCAGAAGATGGCTGGCGGTGGAGCCATGAAGAAGAAGGGTTATGCCAAAGGCGGTAAAGTTCAGAAGATGGCCAACGGCGGCATGATGAAGAAAAAAGGCATGGCCAAAGGCGGTAAAGTCCAGAAGATGGCCAACGGCGGCATGATGAAGAAAAAAGGCATGGCCAAGGGCGGCAAGGTATAAGACTTTGCCTTACCTTCAAAGTAATATTCCGCACTTCAAGTGTTGGGTGCGGAGAGAATATACGTGTAACCACTCTAATTATCATGGCGAGTTTCTTCACGCTATGGCGATTGCGGTTACTACGATGCCCAGCCGGTGTTTAAGTTTTCAGATGATATTCACCGGCTGTGAGACCGATGGCACGGATCAGCAGAACGTACATGGGGGAGCGATGTGGGCCAGAATGCCCATAACTGCGCTTGTTGGAGATACGCCTTTTGAAGAGTGGCCAGAACCTATGCCTGTCCATTTGGCGCAACCTTGGGACTGTATGTCCCATACACACGCAGTTTATCGTTTAGATCGCGCTCATCCGTGCCCTTGGATCGCCAAAATAGGGCCTGAGTTTTATCCGGCTAAATACTATTTTACGGTAGATTATACGGAGAGCGAGATTGCTGATGACCCAGCGCAGCATAAACAGAGCCACGTTTTAGAGCTTTTGGATGCCGGTCCATACACGGGTAACATCGTTGCTCTGCCTAATAATCGTGTCCGGGTCACACATCCTGCTTGGTTTGAAACAGGACAGGGTGCGCCTGATTTCTTACCCTCTCAGCATATACACTATTCAAAATCAGATTTAGACTATACAATGGACGTAAATCAAATATTTGATAACTTGTACGCGAAAGAAAAGTAATGGCTGTTTCAGGAAGCGTTGATTTTGAACTAAACGTAGCAGATTATGTAGAAGAGGCGTTTGAGCGTTGTGGCTTAGAAGTGAGGACCGGTTACGATCTGGTTACGGCCCGACGGTCTTTAAACATAATGCTGGCAGAATGGGCCAATCGTGGCTTAAACCAATGGACCATCACGCAGAGAACTCAGGCTCTTACATCAGGAACAAGGACATATGCCTTATCTGCGGATGTGATTGATGTGCTGAGTGCTGTTGTAACTCGCAGTAGCACTGATTTTGCTCTAACTCGTGTGAGTAGAGATGACGACTTAAACATTCCTAATAAGACCACTACAGGCAGGCCCACTCAGTTTTTCTTAGACAGACAAGTGACACCAAGCCTGCGCTTATGGCCAACCCCAGAAAATAGCACGGATGTAGTTGTTTATAACGCTTTGACACGTATAGACGATGCAGACACCGCCATAAACACCTTAGATGTCCCTTTTAGGTTCTATCCTTGTTTAGCTGCTGGTTTGGCTTATTACCTGTCAATTAAACGGGCTCCTAATCGCACTCAAATGTTAAAAGCTATGTATGAAGAAGAGTTTGAAAGAGCTATGGGTGAAGATAGAGATCGTTCTAGCTTCACGGTTACACCAGAGTATGCCTATTTCAGGACAAACTAATGCCTAGATATGCCACAGGAAAATACGCTTACGCTATATCTGATCGTTCTGGACTTAGATATAGATATAAGGACATGCGTAAAGAGTGGAATGGCCTACTTGTTGGAAAAGATGAGTTTGAAAGAAAACATCCACAGTTAGGCCCTTTCCGAAAGGTTTTTGATCCTCAAACTTTGCGAGATGCCCGTCCAGATAGACCAGAAAATGAAACTACAAACGTAACTGTAGCTTTTCCCATTTTTAATACCACAACATTGCAGTATGAACTTGTGCCACAAGCAGAAGGAAAGCTAGGCACGGTTACTTTTGGTGGAGATGTTGTTACGCCTACCGATGCAGCCACCACAGGGGTCTCCGGAACTGGCGCTACAGGCACGGTAACCGTTACTGCAACAGGCACTGGTGTAAATGCAACCTTTACCGTAACTGTTGCAAGCACTGGTTATGGTAACAAGTACTATATAGATGGAGTACAACAGGCCACTATCAATTTATCTGAAGGAAGCACTTATCGTTTTGATCAGTCCGACAGTAGTAATTCAGGTCATCCACTTAGATTTTCAACAACTTCTAATGGAACACATGGTGGAGGGTCTGAATACACTACGGGCGTGACCACTAATGGCACTCCGGGGTCTTCTGGGGCGTATACACAAATCGCAGTTGCTGTTGGAGCGCCAACACTATATTACTATTGCACCAACCATAGTGGTATGGGCGGACAGGCGAATACACCATGAGTTATACATACACACAGTTAAAAACAGCCGTAAAAAATTATACAGATAACCAAGAAGCGGTGTTTGTCTCCCACTTAGATAGGTTCATTCTGTCAGCAGAAGAACGCATTTTCAAATCCGTGGACTTTGAGTTTTTTAGAAAAAACGTGTCTGGGTCTATGACATCTGGAAACGAGTTTTTAGCGGTTCCTGATGATTATTTAGCTTCTTTTAGCATTTCCATAACTAATTCAAGTTCTAAAGAATTTTTGTTACAAAAAGATGTAAATTTTATACAAGAATACAATCCAAACCCTTCTACCACAGGGGTTCCTAAATACTATGCAATATATGATATAAACAATTTTATATTATCACCTACGCCAAATGCAAATTTTGATACAGAGCTTCATTATTATTACAGACCAACTAGTCTTACAAAAAGCAAAGTTACCTTAACGGTAAGCAATGTTACAGGGACTTTTAGTTCAGGTGAGACGATAACGGGAGGCACAAGCGGAGAGAGCACTACAATAAACTCTCTCACCTCTGCTACAGAGCTTGTAATAACTCTTCCTACTGGGGACTTTACTGTTGGAGAGACAGTTACTGGGGGCACAAGTGGGGCCACCGGAATTGTTGTGTCTACCTCTGCGGACACTACATTGACTTGGTTAAGTGAAAATGCACCAAACGCTCTTTTGTACGGAAGTATCATTGAAGCTTATGTCTTTATGAAAGGCGAACCCGACATAATGAGCATGTACAATGAGAGGTTTGTTGAGTCTTTAGTTAGGCTAAAAGATCTTGGTGAGGCCCGTGAAAACGATGATGCTAACAGGCAGGGGTTACCAAGAAGGGCCCGTACATGAAAGTTGCCATTGTTGGCTTGGGCGGTAGTTATGCTGACTATATCGCTGCAAGAGTTGCGTCTCAAACATTTGATGAAGTTTGGGGCATAAATTGTATTGGAGCTATCATACACGTTGATCGCACGTTTATGATGGACCCGGTCTCTCGTTTTATAGACACAGAAAACGCGGGATCTCAAACGGGAATTGCACGAGAGTTTTTGTCAAAAAACAAAAAACCTATATATTCCTGTCAAACTAACAAAAAGTTCTCCAAAATAGAGCCATATCCACTTGAAGAAGTCGTTAAATCGACAGGATATTGTTATTTTAACAACACTGTTGCATACGCCGTTGCATACGCTATATGGAAAAAAACCACAAAACTATGTTTATACGGCATTGATTTTACGTATAAAAACGTAAACATGGCGGAGTCTGGCAGAGCTTGCGTAGAGTTTTGGTGCGCTATCGCAGCGTCAAAAGGCATAAAATTAGAAATAGCTCATCGTTCGGGATTACTTGACACAAATGTTCCGGATAATGAAAAACTGTATGGATACCATAGGTTAGAAGACCCTTTGGTTCAGACTATTCAAGAGGGAAACATTTTGATAACAAGGCAATCTGATGTAAAACCTCCAGAACCGGTGGAGTCAGACCCTATAATATTTGGGAGACATGATCATGTTTGAAGTTAATTTTGGTTCTGTAGGAACTGTTAATGTTGTGTCTTCGGACAACGGAGGTTTATCTAATGATCAGATAGCTGATATGTTAGCGACTAAACTTATCTACATATCAGATGAAGCTCCGGACCCGATAAGACTTCAAGCAGAGGCTTTTAGGGATAGAGTTAGGAATTTGGCTCAATATTATATAGAGTTGGCGAGAAAAGAAGAACGTGCTAATATTTGCGCGAAGGTCCGTGAGGCGGGTCAACATCAACTAGCTGACGCTATAGGGAGACTATAATGGCAATAGCACAAGCAATGTGTACCGCATTCAAACAGGAATTGATGTTGGGTACGCACAATTTTGCAACTAACGGTAACGCTTTTAAGCTTGCTCTGTATGCAGAGAGCAGCGGTGGAAAGTCTAGTACTACGGCTACTTTGGGAGCCACTACCACAGCATTTACCACCACAGGTGAGGTCGCTTCTAGCGGCACATACGCAACAGGCGGTGGCACACTTACTAAAGTTGCTCCAACCACTTCTGGTACAACGGCTCTTACAGATTTTGCTGATCTTAGTTTTACCACAGCCACAATCACTGCAATGGGTGCATTGATTTACAACAGCACAAACAGTAACAAAGCTGTGGCTGTGTTAGATTTTAGCTCTAACAAAACATCTACGTCGGGGACTTTTACTATTCAGTTTCCTACAGCAGATGCGAGTAACGCGATCATACGTATAGCCTGATGAGGTAATCTGTGTCAGATCTTCTTACAGGTTGGGGACGAGGAACTTGGGGTTCTGGTGCTTGGAACCAAGGCTCTGGCGTAGAGGTAACAGGAGTAGTTGGAACAGGAGCGGCTGGCAATGTAACCTCTGATGCCTCGTCTGTTTTTGCGGTAACAGGGGTAGTTGGAACAGGAGCGGCAGGAACCGCAAGTGTAACAGGTACAGCGGCTTTTGCGGTAACTGGCGTAGCGGGTACAACGTCAGTTGGAAGTGTAAGTGTAACAGGTACAGCGGCTTTTGCTGTTACAGGGTCTGCTGGAACCAGTGCGATAGGTAGTGCGAGTGTAACGGGCGCTGCGACTTTTGCTGTAACGGGGGTATCAGGTACAGCGTCAGCAGGTACAGGCACAAGCGCACCTATTCTATCTTTAGGATTTTCTGTAACAGGAGTTTCGGCAACAGGTTCAGTTGGAGAGGAAATACTTTACAGACCAATCTCTCCATCACAGACTCCAAGCTGGTCTGGGGTATCTGTATCACAAACACCTAACTGGACAGACATAGCAGCGTAAGGACGGAAAAATGGCAAGCACCTATGTAAATGATTTAAGACTTAATGAGCTAGGTACTGGCGATGGTTCTGGTACTTGGGGAACTACAACCAATACTAATCTTGAGCTTATTGCTGAAGCGTTCGGTTTCGGCACTGAATCTATAACTGACAATGCCGATACGCATACAAGCACAATAGCTGATGGATCAACCGATCCAGCTAGATCCATGTATATAAAATATACAGGTGCACTTGACTCTAATTGCACGATTACGATAGCGCCCAATAATATAAGTAGAGTTCACCTTATTGAGAACGCTACTACAGATAGTGGTAGTTCAGGTCCGTACAGTATCATCATAAGTCAAGGGTCTGGGGCAAATGTAACCATACCGAATGGTCAAGTGGCTATGGTCTATCTTGATGGTGGGGGTAGTGGCGCAGCCGTCGTTAATGCCTTGACCAATTTAAATGCAACACACGGTCAACTGGCTATCGGTCAAGACGCTGATGCAGATGATCTGACGGGCGATAGTGCAGTGGGTCGTCTAACATTAGGCGCGGGTGAGGATTTGAACCTGTATCATGGTGGCACTAACTCTTACATCGTTAATGACACGGGTGACTTGATTATAGACACCGCTGGAGATATACAACTTGATGCTGCTGGCAACGATTTTAAGTTTTTAGCGGGTGGTACGGAGATATTGAATATCACTAATTCCTCAAGTGATGTTGTGATTAAGCCCGTTGTGGACGCAAAGGACATTATCTTCCAACAACGGGACGGCACTGCGGTGATGACGGTGGAAGATGACGTATCTTTGACCATCAACAATGACGTATCTGTTTCAGGAAGAGCAAAAGGCACAATAACCACTGTTAGTTTAGGCACAGGAACAAGCCCAGATACCGCCGATTGTAATATGGCTTTAAGTAATGATTTTACTATCACTGTAGCGAGTGACGGCTGTTTATTATCTTTTTCTAATGAGACGGCTGGTCAATCAGGCAACATCCATTTGAGCAATGCTAACGGTCAAACGATTACAGTTGGTGGTGAAGTAGCAATAAACGCTACAGCCCTAACTGCGATAGGGACTGCTGGTGTGTATCAACTATCTTACTTCTGTATAGGCACAGGTGCTAATCAAGTGTTGGTTACGGTTTCTGGAGCTTTGACCTAATGAGTCTAATTAAATCAAACACTGCTGGACTTGGCGGCTCTGGCTCTCCCGGCGGTTCGCTAGGTTCGTTTTTTAGTCACACCATTGACAAATCGTTAAAAATAGATGATGCGTCTGGTGGATACCTCACAATATCTTCTGCATCTCCGACAGCAACTAATAGAAAAAAAGTTACGATAAGCTGTTGGGTAAAACGTGCTGGTATATCAGTATCAGGAGTTTGCACTCCATTTTGGGCAGACAGTGCTGGGCTTATGCTTCAGTTTTTTACAGACAATAGTATTTACATTTATGACAATAATGCGGGCAGTTGGCAAGCCTATGTGCAACCCACGTCAGGAGTCAGTCGTCTTTTCCGGGATCCGAGTGCATGGTATCATCTCGCCTTAATTATTGATACCACGCAATCTACAGCGGCAGACAGAGCAAAATTCTATGTCAATGGTGAACTACAGGCTTTAAATTCTTATCCGGGACAGAATACGGATGTTACTTGGCATACAGGAAGCACCATGAGAATTGGTAGTGTTAGTGATTCTCAAGATTTAGCAGGGTATATAGCGGAGTTTATTTCTATTGATGGTCAAGATGTTGCAATCAGTGATCTAGCAGAAACAAAAGACGGAGTTTGGGTTCCAAAAGATGTGTCAGGTTTGACATTGGGCGACGCAGGGTTTTATCTTAAATTTGATAATGATTCAGATATTGGCAATGATTCAGGTTCAAACAATATTGATTTTACTGCAAGTAACCTAGTTGCGGAAGATGTCGTGCTAGACAGCCCCACAAACAACTTTGCTACGCTTAATCCTTTAAGTCAAAGCACAACCGCTAATTGGACGCTTTCAGAAGGCAACTTACACTGTGCCGCACCGTCAAGTAGCGGATGGCAATCTGTCAGAGGCACACACGGTGTTTCTTCTGGCAAGTGGTATTGGGAAGTAGAATTTGACGCTGGCACGATGACAGAAATTTTCTGCGGTATTATGAACCAAAATACTGTGCCTCACGCCACAAGCGATTTTAATGACACTACTGGCGTTGTTTTATTCTACAACCACGTTGGCGGTGAAATTAGACATAACAACACACTCACTGACAATGACTATGGGACTTTATCCGCTGGGGATATTCTTGGTGTTGCTTTGAATATGGATGATAAACAGTTATCATTTTATAAAAATGGTTCAGCTATTGTAACTAATTTTGACATTGACATTACAGGAATCACAACAGTAGTGCCAGCCGCCGCTAGTGATGGTTACAGTGTTGTTTTAAAATTTAATTTTGGTCAAGACAGTGCAAACGTATCGTCAGCCAACGCAGATGACAACGGCATTGGCACGTTTGAATATGCCCCACCCTCTGGTTTTTTAGCTTTATGCACATCCAATCTTCCTGACATAACAATCGGCCCCGGACAAAGCAGCCAAGCTGACGATCATTTTAATACAGTATTGTATACTGGTGATGGTAGCACTGGAAATGCAATTACTGGAGTAGGATTCCAGCCAGACTGGGTTTGGATTAAATCTCGCAGTGATGCTTTATCACATGAACTTCAAGATAGTGTACGAGGCCCACACAGATATTTGCAATCAAGTGGTAATGCCGCAGAATATAATGTAACAAATCAAGATTGGTTTAAATCATTTGATGCTGATGGTTTTACCGTTGCATATACTAGCACTGCTGGTACAGCCACAAACGAATGGAACGCAAATACTAAAACTTATGTCGGTTGGAACTGGGAAGCTGGCGGTTCTGCGAATACGTTTAACATAGATGGTACAGGTTATTCATCAATGTCAAACGCAGGTTTAAGTGATGGCACTCAAGCGTTGACTGGTTTAAGTGCGAATACCACTTCTAAGTTTAGTATAGCTACTTTTACTATGCCTGATGCAGAAAGAACTGTGGCGCACGGTTTGGGCGTAAAACCAGATTGGATTATTTTCAAAAATCGTAGCACTGGTAATTGGCAAATTTGGCACAATTCTTTCGGTGAGAATACTGAAGATGTTATACTACTTGATACAACAGCCGGAACGGCTCAAGCTGGCGGTGCAGGTAATTGGTTCCAAAGCCTTAGCAACACTCTTGTTGGATTAGGTTCATACGGCAGTTATTTTGGCACTGGAGATTATGTTATGTACTCTTTTGCCAGTGTTGAAGGCTACAGCAAAATTGGATCATATACTGGCAATGGTAATGCAAATGGTGCGTTTGTCTTCACAGGCTTTAGGCCAGCGTGGCTTATGATTAAGCGTACAGCTAGCGGGGGCTGGCATATGTTTGACAACAAACGTCTTCCCAATGCAAAAAATGAAATAGATGTGAGGATTGAGGCGCAAGACAATGGAGCAGAAAACACTAGTGGTCCACCTCATATAGATTTTGTTAGTAATGGATTTAAGCTAAGAACGGATTTTGACAATATGAACGCAGCAAGCACCTATATCTACCTTGCCTTTGCCGAAGCCCCATTCAAATTTGCTAATGCCCGATAGGAGATAGAAATGCCGTGGAAACATAATGGAAGAACCTTAAAAGAAGGTCGAGAGTGGGTTGATGATAGCGGCAACCAACACTCAAAGGTGTGGATGCGTTATTCTGACTCGCAGAAAGCTACTTTTAAGATAGTTTGGGAAGATCCACCAGCTTCAGAAGCATCGTTTGATAACCGCTTTTATTGGGGTAGGCAGACCGATGGCACGTTGATTCCAAAAAGCCTGACAGACGTTAATGAGGTGGACTCAGATGGTAAAGCTGTAAACGATCCAATGACAGGCAAGCAAATAGTGACACTAGGCCTCAAGTCTGTGTGGGTAGCACAAACAAAGCGCACGGCAAACGACAAACTAGCCGTGCATGACTGGTATGTTACTCGTAAGGCTGAAAAATCCACAGCCATACCTAGTTCAGTTACTACATACAGAGATGCTGTTCGCACTAAATGCGGAGAGATAGAAACAGCTTTGAATGGTGCAGCAGATCTTACAGCATTTATGGCCTTATTTAAAGATGAGCGTAATTTAGACGGTTCTTTAAAAACTATCGCAAAAATCAACGACTGGCCCGATGAGATCTAAACTGTGCCGTTAACAAAACTGCTATTTAAACCCGGTATAAATAGAGATGTTACATCCTACACTAACGAAGGTGGTTGGGTAGATTGTGATAGAGTAAGGTTTCGTCTTGGTTTTCCGGAAATAATAGGCGGCTGGGAAAAATATAGCACTAACACATATGTGGGCACGGCCAGAGGGCTGTTTAACTGGTCGGCTCTGGACGGTTCTAATTTATTGGGTTTAGGAACAGAGGTTAAATACTACATAGAAGAGGGTCAGCAGTTTTACGACGTAACTCCGATTAGGAAAACATCTACAAACAGCATAACTTTTGCCGCAACAAACGGTAGCTCTACAATAACCGCTACCGATAGTAATCATGGAGCAGTTACCGGGGACCACGTAACAATATCTGGTGCAGTAAGTCTTGGTGGAAACGTAACTGCGGCTGTTCTAAATCAAGAATATCAGGTAACCAGTGCCCCCACCTCTAACACATACACTTTTGAAGCAAAAGATACATCTGGTGCAACCGTTACGGCAAATGCCAGCGATAGCGGTAATGGTGGTTCCGGCGTAGACGGGGTATATCAAATAAATTCTGGTTTAGCTAACGGCGTTGGCGGCACTGGTTGGGGTGCCGGTACATGGGGCAGAGGCACTTGGGGTTCTGCTGCATCTATTGGTGTAACCACTCAATTAAGACTGTGGAGTCACGATAATTTTGGAGAAAACTTAATAATAAACCCAAGAGATGGCGGTATTTATTATTGGATAAAAGATGATGGTTTCTCTAACAGGGCTGTTGAAATCGGCACAATCGGCGGTGCTAATGAAACACCTGTCATAGCAAAGCAAATATTGGTATCGGATGTTGATAGGCATGTAATAGCCTTTGGGACAAATCCAGTAGGCAGCACGACACAAGATCCTTTGTTAATTCGTTTTTCTGACCAAGAAAATGTGCTTGATTGGAACCCAACCGCTACAAACACGGCAGGTGACTTACGTATAGGCACAGGATCTCAGTTTGTAAAAGCCATAGAGACAAAGCGTGAGATAGTTGTATTTACAAATAGTTCCGTTCATTCAATGCAGTTCATAGGTGCACCGTTTACCTTTGGTATACAGCCTCTGGCTTCCAACATTACGATTATGGGCCCAAATGCAGCGGTTGCCGTAGAAGATGCAGTCTTCTGGATGGGTAAACAGAATTTTTACTTATACGATGGTAAGACTCAACAACTGCCCTGCACGGTAACAGAACATGTGTTTTTCGACTTTGACTTTGACCAGTTTGAAAAAGTGTATGCTGGGATCATATCAGAGTTTAGCGAGGTTATCTGGTTTTATACATCTAGCAGCAACTCGTTGGCAAATGGCGGCGATGGTGAAAACGATAGGTATGTGATCTTTAATTATGCAGAAAACTTATGGTACTACGGTGATTTGGGTCGGACGGCGTTTATAGATAGAGGTATAAGAGACTTCCCAATAGGAGCAGCCAATAACTATTTGTATAATCACGAATCTGGTTACACGGACGACGGCTCAATCTTAACCGCTAGTATTGAGTCTAGCCCGATTGATATTGGCGAAGGGGACAAATTTAGCTTCATAAGAAGAATAATCCCTGATTTTACCTTTACCGGGTCAACTAATACGGACCCTACAGTTAATGTGACCTTACAAACTAACAATTTTCCGGGTGGTAGCTATCTTCAATCTGATCTAGCCAAAGTAGATCGCACGGCAACTTCTACTACCGTACCGTTTGAACAGTTCACAAACAAGGCGGACGTAAGATTAAGGGGACGGTCGTTTAGTATTAAGGTTGACTCCTCTTCTGCTGGCACGAGATGGCGTTTGGGCAGTCCAAGAGTAGATCTAAGAATGGACGGGAGAAGATAATGGCTACTAATGTCACGCCTTTTCCAAGGTTGCCCACTCCTCCAAAAGAGGTAAATGAGCAATACATCACGGATTTGGTGAGAGCCTTAGAGATATTTTTGAGGCAAATGCAGAATCCCCAGCTTAATTTTCAAGAGGTGCCAACTGATGGTAATAACAACTTGCTTCAGCAGGGCGATATTTACATTGCAGATGGCGGTTTCTTAAAAGTAGTTGGTAAGACAGAAATTTTTAGCGGGGCTTTCTCCGCGACGGGGTCGATAGGAACAGTAACTGTAAGCACGTCATAGAGTAGACGTGTTTGAAAAAAAAGGTTAGACTGCGGGAAACCTTATATCAGGGAATTGAAAAATGGCACAAGCAGCAGAGGTTCTTGAGTTTCCAGCGGGCGGTATAGCCGATTTCTATATGGAAGACCACGAGATCGAAGCTCTGGAGCGAGAAGAAGCGGCGCAGGAGTTTGGATCTGCCGGTATCGCTACGTTTGAGCCTATCGCTACGCGCATGGCATCTTACGGTCGATACGGTGATGACACCGTTGCTCACGTTGAAACTGGTGAGTTGATTGTCCCAAAGGCCCTGATTGACGACAACCCGAAGCTACGGGACTCTATATTTAGTCACCTGCGAGAACTTGGCGTAGAGGACCCAGAGCGATATGTGGTTGGTTCTGGTGTAAACTCCATCAATCCAGACACAGGTATGCCTGAGTTCTTTCTGAAGAAGCTGTTTAAGGGCGTAAAAAAGGGTGTAAGCAAACTAGCTAAAGGCGTGAGCAAAGCTCTCAAGGGTGTGACTAAGGTAGTCAAAAAGGCGGCACCTTTTGTTTTACCTTTTGTCTTAGGTCCGGCTGGACTTGGGTTTAACATGATGTATGCCGGTGCTTTAGGCGCGGGTATTGGAACGCTAATACAGGGTGGAAGCCTAAAAGAAGCTGTTACAGCGGGTTTGATTGGGGGCGCGATTGGCGGAGTCAGCCAAGGTGTGTCTAGCGGTTTGTCTGCTGGTAAAGGCAACTTCTTAGAGGGCTTTACTAAGGGCGTTAAAAACGTAGCAACTAACCCAATGCAGTCTAGCTTCACGCAAGCGATGACCCTGAGTGCTCCAGCAGAGTCTGCTACTCTGGCTCAAAGTGATATAGTTCAAGACACAGTGGCTAGTGCGACAGAGACGGGTGCTACTAGTCCCGGTGATGTCGTGACGGGTGCGACAGATGTAGCTGGTACGACAGCCGCCGACGGAACATTTCTTGAGACTAGCCCTTTTGCTAAAGGCACTGATCCCGTTCAAGGAAGATTTGCTGCGACTCAAACAGGCTCTGCTGCGACTACGGCTCCCGCAGCGACTGTAACTCCCACAGGTGAAGCCGTTTTTTCAAACATTCCTGAAACACCGGGATTTTTTGAAAGCGTTCAAGATGCTTTCACTCCCGGTGGGAAAGACTTTTTACCCTCTATGAAGGATGCTTTTTTACCTTCTGGACCTACGCCTCAAGAAATATTAAAAGCAAATAACATACCTGCCACAGCGAAAAATTTAGACGCTGCTGCAAAACTCGCTCAAAGCGCCGCTCCGGGTCTTACAAGAACTTATTTACCCGGTGCCGCATTAGCTGGCGCAGGCTTATACGCTGGTGGTGTTTTTGACAAACCCGATGAAGACGATGACACTGATGAGGAGATGGATAGACTTATGGGTCCTAATCAGTATTATTTAGATAATAAGGACCGCTTCTTACTTGCTGGTTATACTCCTCAATATGCTACAGGGGACGTGTTTGTTCCTACAACGTATACTCAAGGTTTGGGTCAGTATGCAGCAGAAGGTGGAGAGATTTTCCCGCGCCGTGTAGGCGGTATCATGCCTAATGAGGGAACTCCCGGCAAAGACAGCGTTAGAGCTATGCTGATGCCCGGTGAGTTTGTAATGACAACCAATGCTGTCAAAGGTTTGGGTGACGGAGACAATAATAAAGGCATCAACCGCATGTATGA